ATTGCTTGGTACCATCGAGCATTCATCAACTATAATTACTTTATATGGTATTTCTCTAACTGGAATATGTATAAAAGTTCCATCTGGCTTTTGATGTGTATCATATAAAAGACGATGTAATGTCATTACATTATCGTTACCTTTCTTACGAAGCACATCTGCCGCCTTACCTGTATAAGTTGCATATACTACTTTTGCTGGATCAACATGCATGGCGGCGATGGCAAACTTAACTAAACTAGATTTACCAGTTCCTGCATAGCCAGCTATAGTAGTATATTTCTGGCGTCCCCGCCATCTATTTAATATAATCTCTAATGCTTCCTGTTGTTTTGTGTTTAACTCCATTTTTCACTCCATTTTTTATTATCTTTCATATTTATATTATATCATAATTTTTAAAATTTTGCAATATAAAAACCGCAGCAGAAAATTCTAAAAGTAATTTTAGTTTTATCTACTGCGGTAAATACTTCCGACCTCTGCCCAATCTGCTAGAAGAAATTCCATGCCTCAGGCTCTACAGCTTCATAATCTACTAACTGTAGCTGAGGGTATTGTGTTCCTTGCCATTCATTAATGCAACATTTACATATTACATTCCAAGTATTTGTTTTTGCATCTGGTCCTGTAAGCATTTCAACCATTTCATCTGATGCTCCAAAAACAACTATGGATACTTGCAGATTAGGTGTTTCTATTTTCAATGTATTATTTTTCATTACTTTAACTCTATCGGGAGTGATACTTAACTTATCAATTGCTATATAAGGTCTCTCAAAATCTTGTCCAATAAAGTTATTCATTCTTCCTATATCAAGAATAATATTTTCATTTATATCATTAGGTTTAAATATATAATCTACATAATATACAATATCACTAGTGCCTTTTGGCATATTTTCTTCAAGTGCTTGTACGAAGTCATTTATATCATCAACAGCTACGCTTAAACCAAAAGCATTCGCATGCCCCATTGTATATTCTGTTAATCCGGTTGCCGCGCAAATATCTTTAAAACTTTCAATGCCTGTTTTAGTATAACCTCTTGCAGAGCCTTTATAGCTATTATCAACTCTTGTAAGAATGAATACTGGACGTTGATACTTAGCCATCATTTTATTGGCTGCTAGACCAGCCACACCAGATTCAATCTGACCTGGCTCTAATATAAAAGGTAAGAAACTAAGCTTTAATAAATCTGGATTATTTTTTAATTCTTTCTCAAGCAGCTCCATGCCAGCGGTCTCCGCCTTAGTTTGTCTATTCTTTACGTTTGTACAAACTCGTAAAGCTTGCTCTACTATTGTTTCTGTGTCACCTGGCTTATGACCTCTTTTAGTAGATGCTACAACTTCATAAGCAAAATTATTAAGCATTGATGCGAATACAAGTTGTTTTTCCTCTAATGTTCCACTTCTGCATATAGCATTAATAAATGGTACTATAAAGAAACTCGCACCCATTGGAGTTATTGCCATTTTATCTGATTGATAATCTCCTTTTGATAAACTGTAACTTTGTTTAATAGCCATTTCTTTAATAAAAGGATTTGTTATAGTGTGCATATCATGGAAACCTTGAGTTATTAAACTGCGGGTTTCTAAGCTTTTGAGGCTCATCATATCACCTGTATTACCAAGAGCAACAAGGTCTAAAAAATGATTAGCAACTTCTTCATTAATTGTACGACATACTTGATATACTACTCCAACTCCACTTAAATCTTTATTTTCATAGATGCCTATTTGATTATTACATAATGCAGTTGTATCACCAAATTGTACGTTAGTATCTTCAACTTCATGATGGTCCATAATAACACAAATTATGTTTAATTCTTCAAGTTGTTTAATTTGTTCTACATCATTACTGCCGGCATCAGGTACAATAACCGCAGCAATCTTATCTGCATTTGAAACAATAGCATCAATGTGGTCTGATAATCCATGCTGCTTGCCTTCATGGAATAAAAGTTTTATTCTATCCTTTACCCAAAAGCCATAATACTCTGTGCAGAAGTTAATAAACAAAGCTGAAGATGTAAAACCATCAGCATCACTATCCACGGTGTCAACTATAAACTTTGAGCTATCATTTCTTAATATGTCTATAGCTTTTTCGATGGCGGCAGCCGCCTTTTTAGCACCACTTAAGTAAATGCAATCCTGAGGCGGCACGAGACCGTCAACCGCCGCCATATACTTCTTAAAATCTTTAATTCCTCTATTATATAATATTTGTTCTATTGTACTATGTTGTTTTTCTTTTGATAAATTTTCAATAATCATTTACCATTCCCATCCAATCTATTATAATATAGTTTTGTAAATACTTCTTTACCTCTATCTGTTGGACTATCTTTGTAGCCTAATAAATTCTTTGTATCGAAAATGAAACTAACATTAACATAGTTTCCATATTTTTTATTTATCATTTGCAGCTTTTTAACCCAGCTTTGATATTCATTATCTCCAATTTTTCGATACTGCCTGTCAAATCCTATAATCATATCTTTAATACCGAGTCTACTAAGTAGGGCAAACTGGCTCCAAGACAGATTACTTCCGCATACAGCCACACTAATATCATTTTCTGCTCCAAACATTGTAGCATATTGTAATGTTGCCTTCTCTGACTCAAAAACCAATACTTTTTTAGTGCGGCGTATCGCATCAGCAGAAAATCGTAGATTATAACAATTACTGCCAAGAGGGTGATTATACTGTTTTCCATCAAGTATAGCAGGTCTGTATTTTCCATATTTTTCTGCGTTCTCCTTTACCAAAGTTCTTTCTCTTATACCAATTAAATTACCATACATGTCATAATGTGGAATAACAATACCATGATACACCGGGTCATAACAAATACCTCTTTGCTCCATTATCTCTCTTGATATTCCATCATCTATCCACGGTTGTATAATAGGATGAGGGAGATATTTTAATATAGCTTCATCATATATAGGAGGTTCTATTATTTTTGGCGGTGTGTAAACTGCCGTAGTTGCATATCTTTTTAATATATCCCAGTCTTGCATAGGATTTTGTAAATCCCATGCAGACTTATCTATTTCTTCAATTATTCCAAAGTAGCTAGCTACCTGAGTTATACTCCAAGGTAAACTATGTTCTACATTGTGTTCTCTATTCTTTACTTTTTTATATAAATCAAATATATCAAAACTAGCGTCATCACAGCCTGTATAGCAGTGAAAAAGATGTGTACTATTATAGTAATAAAGCTTATGTGATTCGCCACAATGGCATATAGTTTTGCACAATAATATATCGTCTTTTTGCTGCGGCTCACCACCGAGCTCCGCCACTAAATCTGCAACTTGCTCTATTGTTAATTCATTTTTTATCTTATCTTTATCATACATATTAAGTTACCGTTATCATTAAATCTTCTAATTCAATTACTTCATAATTATACTTAGTTGCAAACATTGGCTCAATTCTACATATTCCTCTATTGGCTCTGCACCATAGATAAATACCTTTCCATCTACCACGTCTATTTTTATATATTGATATTTTTACTATTGGTTCATCTAATCCTCTATTCTGTATAATAGGAGCTAATTTTTCTCTATCTGCCTGAGTTACTTCAAGCATAATCATACCTGTATCTATTTTATCTGCAATAGACTTAGCACCACGAAGTAAATTCTGGTCTGGTGTTTCACTTGTTTGATAATCACTATTAAGCTGAGTAGCTGACATTATGAATACGTTATATTGAACACATATATCTTTAAGTCTAATACTCATCATGAAGAGAATATTATCTTCTCTGAGGCGGACGCCGCCTGAACGACGCGTAATCTCCTCTAATACTTTCATACTTGTATGAAGATAATCAAGGAAGATATAAATAACTCCTTTATCACGAATATTTTTCTTAACTGTATTCTCAACATCTTGTAAACTGAAATCAGGCATAGATTCAAAATATAATGAACCTGCTTTTATAATCTGTGCTGCCTGTTTTACTCTTTCATATTCACCTACATAATATTGTCCTGTTAAGATATGTTCTTCATCTACTCCACTTATAAATGCTAAACACATTGTTTGAAGCTCTGATAAATCTTGCTCTGTCGCTATATACAATGTAGGCTGAGCAGCACCAGTACTTTTCCAACATTCTTCCTTTAAGTCCCATATCTGATTGCAGCCTATATAGCAGGCGTCCGCTACCATACTTCTTGACTTACCAACACCAGTTGCAGCTGAACGAAGATAAAATTTTCCTAATCTTGCACCTCTTGTTATAGTGTTAATATATGGGCCAAATAAAGGATACCCAATTTCTGGACTCTCTCTGAACTTTTCTATCAGCTCTTCAATACCATCACCCATTGGTGCAGATTCTTCATCAGCTAAATCTGCATATTTAAGTTTTACATTATCTATTTTATCATCAATTTTCTTTACTATATCAAGTAAAGAAGAATTATCTAACCAATCTTCTTGCTGTTGTTGTTTCTTAACATCTAATTCATCGGGATTATATATAAAATTTAAATCCATTCCAAGTGATTCATAACCACGAAGAAGCGACATCTTTTTAAGTCGTTGATAATAATAATCAAAAGTTTGTGTTTGTGCACTCTCTTTACAACTTAATATATATTCTCCGCCTTTGTTCTGGTCATATATAGCTTTTTTACTTGGTCTTTGAGATAAGTAATCTTCTATTGTTTCAAGAGATAAAGATTTACCACCCAAATGCCAAATGTTATACATTGAACCAAATACAATTTTATGAAATTCACTAGGAAAGTCATCTTCATTAAATGTATATTTATCTTCTACATCTAATAATGATGGATTTATAAATATGTTTCCTATTACTTGTACAATAGCAGGAACATCAACATATTTACTACTCTTCATTGGTATCTCCTTTTATTTGACCTTTAAATACAATTTTAACATTATTATCCACTGGGCTAGGAAAAACTGTAGTGTATATTTTTGTTCCATCTTTTGTTACTTCTACGGTTTCAGATTCCACGCTCTTGAATAATTTATGTGGCGGGCGTTGCGGCTGAGGCGCCTTAATAGTTACTTCTTTTGAACTACTATTAGCTAGTTTATCAACTCCTTGCGCAGCTCGCTGTTGTGTCTCCCATATATTATAATAATAATCATATGCTTCTTGATAAATATATGGAACGATACCTATACCGCCATTACTTTTTTCAACATCATTCCCTTTGACTTCATAAAAATAAATTAAAGTTGTTTTTATACCTTTTAATGAATATCCCATTCCTAAATATTCTTTAATTTGTTTTTTAATTAAAACCCAATTTGCTTTTTTACCATATAATTTACTAATATAATCATTTAATGCTTTTTCATCAGGGTTCTTGATGACGTTGCCGCCAACCATTGGCACTAATTCTCCTTTAGGAAAACATTTTTGATGTGCATATCTGGTCTTAGTTGCTCTTACTCCTTGAATACTATTCAAATCGAAAGACTCACCGCATACGATACATTTAACTATATGCTTAGCCACTTTATTACCCCTTTCATTTATAATACTCTATATAATAATTATATCATAAATTTTATAAAAAGAAAAGTGCGGCAGCCGCATTAGCAGCTACCGCACCACCTATTATTTTAAATTTGTGGAAGTAAATCTTCTTTAATCTCTTCATTAATCAGATGGATAAGTTCAACTTGGTCAATTGTTGCTTCTGAAACTTTCTTACCTTTGCCAAGATACTTTGTAATAACCTGAGAGATAAGTGGACCAAATTTATCTTGGTCAGCAGTCATTAATTTACTAATCATTTCTTTGCAACTTGTCATTTCTACAGAATAATCATAATTCTGTGCTATCTCAACAGTTTCTCTTTCATCTGTTACAAACTTATTATCAAATTCAGCAGCTTCTTTGTCTATCGCATTTTGTACTGCCTGTACAAGTGCTTCATAACTCATGTCGCATTCAGGAACCATATATTTAAATCTACAACCTGTATCTACACTGTTATCGGGTGAACGAAGAATAAGTTTTACTTTTGCTATTCCATTATCTTCATATTTTTCACTGTAAGCATAAATGTCTGCTAAATCTTTTGCAATATTATTAAAAGTATTTGCGCAAGATGGAACAGTCTGATTATATTTCGTGCCATCTTTTCTTGTAAATTCTTTATCTTTATCGTGCGAAATAAAAAATACTGCATATCCTAAACTTGTCATAGTACGAACAGTTTCAGAAAATTCGCGCTTCATTAAGTTCCAACCCTGTCCATATGCAGCAGCTTCAGATATTTTTGTTACGCCATTCTGTGAACAGACATATTTTTCTACCATTTCACCTGCTATATCTATTGTATCAAAGATAATAACTTTGAATTTTTCTTTAACTTCTGGTTTCTTTAATTCTCTACATACAGATTTAACATCACCCCAAGATGCTATATCTACTGGAAATACTCCCGGTAATGCGCCATAACCTTTTTCAAAGGCAAGGAGTAATGCACCTCCTGCCCTAGTGGCTAATGTGGTTTTGCCCGCTTTGGAAGGGCCATATAGGTAGGTTACATAACCAGAAAGGTCACGAGAAACTTTATGTGGCTGAATAGCCATTAAATCTATAGCCATTTCCTACCTCCTGTCTATTAGAACAACTGGAAGCTTTCATTCTTTACAGTTGTTGCTGTCGCTGTCTTAGGCTGAGCATTACCGAAAGGAAGGTCATTCTTGCTATTCTGATACTCAATTGCACGATTCTTTTCAGCGGCAAGCTTGATTTCTCTATCAGCCTTAGCTTTCTTTACTTCCTCAACAGTAAGAGTTCCTTCATCACCAAATGGATAAGGTACTCCCGCCATATTGTCAATAACAACTTCTTTTCTTGTCTTTGTTACTTCTTTGACAATTGGCTCACCCCATGCAGACTCTTCTTCAATCTTTGTGATTGAGTTTACATTATTTATATGTCCAAATGCCTTTACAAAGTAAGGACCCTGGTCTAACTCACCAAGAATGAAGTCAATACCTTTAGGATTATAAAGATTAAACTTCATAGGTAAGATTTCTTTTCTAAAGTTAAATACAGCACCTTCAAGTTCAAGATAACGAGGGATACCTCTTTCACTATCTTCCTCATGCTCAATGCCCTTTGTAAAAAGGATATCTGCTTCAATTTTATTACGTGCTGCAACATCTGCTTCAATAGATGACACAATTGTTACAAAACCACCACTATAAACTCTTGCTGAAACAAGTTCCCAATCTACTGTGCCATTTCTATTTGTGAAGAAATCATTAAGGTCAAGAGATGTATCAACTTTTACCTTAATTGCACCCTCTTTACCAGCATTCATAACTGTCTTATTTTCTGTGATAATTGTGTTAAGTGCAGTATATGTTCTATTTTCTGAACCAGCTTTTGTAGTAGGAGCTACATATGTATACTCAACTTCTACAATATTCTGTGCATCTTCATCAATCTGAACTTTAAGTTTTCCACCAATATAACTCTTTCCAAAATTCGGATTAGGAGTTCCATCATTTTTCTTTTCTGTTTTTACTGTCTTAATTTCAAGTGAATGCTCATAAACATAACCCTGAATCTTTACACTATTTAACATCTTATCTTTCATTTACTTTGTCCTTTCAAAATAACTTTTTTTAATTTATACTTATATTATATCATAAATTTTTAATTTTGTCTACTCAGCATCGTTATTATAAAATATTAATTCTTCCGCATAAGGAAGTGTTTTTATGAAACCAACGAATTGCCGCCACTCTGATAACTTATGCGTGCTGCGCCAATGAACTATGTTACGAAGCACCTCGTAATCAGCTGTCCAAGTTCTAGTTTGTAACCAGCTTTCTGGTAACCAACGAATAAGTTCTTTCCAATAACGAATATCTTTAGTTTCAAGATATTTTAAACGAAGTCGTTCAAGAACATTAATAATACCATAAACGCCATATTGTAATGGAGTATTTTTTAAATCTTTTATTTCTTTTGAGGAATAGCCATCAAACTGCTCTTCATTGTAACTTGGCTCTGGAACATATTCTTTTACTCCACCTGTTGCCCAAGCTCCTACTGAAATAGATAAATCCATATCATCAATTTCAAAACAATCTATTGTAATTGGAGTGCTAGCAAGTTTATGCATTGTGCTAGTTGAATTAGCTGTTGTTCCAACCTTGTAGGTGTCCATTTCTTTCCACCAATAAAGTGGAGCAGTTATATCAATAGTAACAAATATTTGACGAAGAAACTTTGAGTGCGGCGGGCCGCCCTTAATCAGCCTTTGAGCTAGGTCTAAATCTTTTTCACCAATCATAAAGGTACTGTCATTACCACACCAGTTCGGGTCACACTTACAATCTCTGCATTGTTTGTTTTCTGCAAAACAACCTAAATGACTATCACTTTTAGCCCAGCTTTCAAGCGGATTGCGCATTCCGCGTAAAGCGCCCTCAATATTAAATACTTCAGCTCTTTCAAATTTCATCTTCGTCCTCACAGTTCCATTGGCTTACCAATTCCGTTGCTCGTATTAAAACCATTATTAACGCTATCGAAAAGTTTAATATAAGTAGCTTCCTTCTCATTTAATTCTTCCTTCTTACATGATTCTAACAATTCAAATGAAAATTCCCAAATGCCATACTTCTGCATAGCATTATAAAGCTTGTTTGCGGCAGGCGCATCAACGCCGCATCCGCATTTACAGTGGTCTTGCCACCTTGTTTTTACACTTACCGCCTGTCCTATATAGCACATTCCAGACGGAACGTGAGTTATTTTATATATACCCGTTACATCTTTATCTTTTAAAACGCGGCTAGTTAATGTCTTAAGTGGTTTCTGTATATATGTTTGCCAGAGTAGCATAGATAATACTCTAGGTTGAGCAAGTTGTGTTTTCCATGTTGATAATAATTGAAAATCTTTCTTATCAACTTCACTTATATCTAACATATAAAATTTCTGCTTATCACTTTCGGCTTGTTGTAGCCTCATAGACTCGGTCGCCGCATCAACTATATCTTTTAATTTAATATAATCTTTTTTAATGTTTTTAATATCTTTTTCAAATATACTTTTAATTTGTCCTTTTATTTGCTCAAAATCTTCTTCTATTTCTTTCTCTTGTTCATTATATTCTTTTTCAATTTCTTTTATTTTATTCTTTTGGTTATTATTAAGCTCATCTAATTGAATATATTTTCTTTCGATGTCACCATTTATAGCAGCCAACTCTTTATATTTATCTGATACTTGTTTTTTAGCATCTGTTAGCTTATGTTCCCAAACAGCATTTTCAGAAGCTGTTGTTTGGTCTTTTTGTACTCTTTCTTTTGTAAGAGTAAACAAATAAACATTTAACAATAGTTCAAGTATCAGAAGAACAATTAACAAAATCATCATAGAGCAAATAAAAGGGCAGAGTTAAACTCTGCCCTATAAAATTGTTCTAATTCAGCTTACTCAGCATCAGCGGGAACATACTCTGGGTCAAAAGAATCATCGATAAGGCGAATATATTTAACTTTTACTTCCTTACCTTCTTCATCAGTAGTCTTTACTTCTTCTCTTGACATAACAGCATCACGGATAACCTCGCCAGTCTTTCTGTCTTTCTTTACACCAAATGTGAAAGTAATAATAGGATTAACTGACTTAACAGGAATATCAAGCTTATTAGCAATATCTGCTGCTGTTACATCCATTCCAAGTTCCTTTGCTTCCTTAACAAGATAAAATACTTTCTTTGCGTTGTCACTAAGTCCTTTTGCCATTTTTAAAAAATCTCCTTTTAAATAAATAATAATTTTAGTTTAGACATTTTATGCCTTTTTAATTTTCTTTGAATTGTTTTAGCTCTATATCATGCTGAATATATTCCTCAACTCTTAATGACAAATCCATTAATTTATCAAAAAGAATGCCAGACATTATATTATCAATTTTGTTTTGATTTGATTTAACATTTTTGCCCTGATAAATTTCTTTCTCAGCATAATATATCTCTTTAGCTAGCCGGTCAATCTCGGGATCAACCTTTACAGTTTTTCTCTGATTATTCATTGAATGAGTAACCTTTCTTAATCTTTATACTTATATTATATCAAAATTTTTATTCATTGTCCAATAATTTTAAAAATTCTTGTTCTGTTATTATTTGAACACCAAGCTCTTTAGCTTTCTTATTTTTCGCTGTCTCTGATGTTGAATCATTGTTAATTAAATAATCTGTTTTACTAGATACTGCGGAAGCCACCTTACCTCCCGCCGCCTCTATCATTTCCTTAGCTTTATCTCTTGAACCAAGAGCAAGTTTACCTGTTATTACAAAAGTTTTACCTTCAAGAGTAGAAGATGCTGTTTCTTCTTTTGGTTCTTCAAAAATTATAAAGTATTTAACAATATGTTTAGCTTCTGCATAATCAAAACAATACATAGCTTTAATCATTTCATAGCCAAAGCCTTTTAAAGTCCACTTATATGTATCATCTTCTATTGCCGCCATAAAGTTGTCCCAAGTTTTAAAATGCTTTGCAAGTTGTTTGGCGGCAGCCTGTCCAATCAAAGGTATACCTAGAGCTGATATAAACTTATCAAGCTGAACATTTTTATAACTATCATCTATTGCATCTAATATCTTAAATACAGATGCTTTACCAAAGCCTGGTTGCATGGTCCATTCCATTTGATGAGAATGGAGCTTATACATATCAGTAATACTATTTACCCAACCCCATTCCATCAACTTTTCAATTGTTGCTTTTGAGATACCTTTTACATCAAGACCTTTTTTACCAAAATAATGGTCTATTTTATTTATAGTTAAACCATCACAATTTTTATTAGTACAATGTAATGTTTTAACTCCATCATTATCTCTTATTTCTGTATCTGCATTACAGAATGGACATTTTGTTGGAGGATAAAGTTTGAGTATTATACCCGTATCACTTTTTTCAATATCTTCTATCATTACAGCATCTTCAATGCCTGGGATTATCTGATTATATTTAACTATATCAACTTCTTGATTTATATAAGGCTGACCAAGTATATCTTCCATACAACTAACATTATGTAAATTACATCTAGATATTGTTGAGCCATCAAAAGTGATAGGCTCAATGATAGCTACTGGAGTTAATATTCCTTTTCTACCCATACTCCATTCAATATCTAGCAATTTAGACTTATGAACTTCGTCGTAAAACTTATAAGCAAGTCCGCCGTTAAAGTGATGCTCTGTTCTGCCCGCATTATCATATTCTTGACAATCATCCCACTTGAATACAATACCATCAATTGGATAGCCGGTAGCATCTTTTTGAATACGTGAGATTGCATACTCAATTTGTTCTGTATTATTTTCAAGTCTATGCTGCATAGGCGCTATTGTAAAGCCTAAATCCTCTGCTTCATATAACTTATCTGATAACCTTAAATTTCTAAAATTTTTTATAAGTGAATATCCTGCAATAACATCCCAAGCTATAAAGCTAAGTTCTCTTTTTGCACATTCTCTTGCATCAAGAAGTCTAATACTTCCAGCAGCAAAATTACGAGCATTTTGATACTTATCTTTAAACCAAGAGAAAGTTTCATCATCACATATAATCTCACCATCAATTATATATTTTTCTTTTATTTCTATTTTTTTAGGTACATTTTTAACTGTCATTATATTATGAGTTATATCTTCGCCTATTTCACCATTACCTCTTGTTTCTGCTCTAACAATTTTACCATCCTCATAAGTAATTCTACAGCTTAAACCATCAAGCTTAGCCATAGCAATCCAATCATGCTTACCTATAAAAGCAGATACAGCATCAATACTCTTTGTCTTAGCAAGAGAAAGCATAGGCTGATATTCATGCTTAACTTTCTTTAGCTCACTTACAACTTGATATTTTATTGTTTGAGTAGGAGAGCTATAATCAGCAAACCCAGCTTCTTTTTCATATTTTTCTACTTCAAAATACAAATCGTCCCATTCTTTATCAGAAACTATTGGATATCCTTCATCATAAGCTTTAGTCCATCTATTTAATTTATTTATTGCTAATTCATATTCTAAACCTGTTTTTATTGCCATATTTATCTCCATCTCCTGAATATACTATTTGGGTCTGGTACAAAATCTTCTTGCCAAACTCTATCTCGTTTAGTAAAATGTTCTTTTGGATATTCAATATCATTAAAGCCAGGAAATGTGTATATCCAATTACTCTTTAATCTTAATATTTGTTCATCATATTGTAAAGATTTTTCAAATACTTTATAATCCATTTTATTTTTTATTGATATAGTAATTCCATCAATACCATAAATATAATCCTTCTCTAAATACAAATATAATTCAAGAGCATTTGTATATACATAAATATTTTTAATATTTGGATACTTCTCTTTTAATTGTTGTGCAAAATAACAAGGGTCGGCATAAGCAAAAGGTTCTCCACCTGTTAAAAATATTGTTTCTGCATTTTTAAGTTCTTCATCTGTAACATATTCAATAGTATTCATATCATATTGATTATTACAACATAATGGACAATGCCTATCACATTTCTCTGTTATCATTAAATGAATTATTTTTTCAGTGCGTTCATTCTTTTCATTTAACTTTGCCATTTTTATCACCTTCTTATTTTAACTTTTTATAGATATTGTTGGTGCATTCCACCAATTTTTAAGGTCAGTATAACAGGATTCACACAAATCTTTTGGTTCATCAAGATATGGGTCGCCACCATCATATACAAATTCTGCAATACCATACACTTCATCTTTTTTATGATTCCATTTTGTAAATTCTTTTTTGCATCTATCACAATACATAATAGTTTTACGCATATCTTTGTTCCTCATTTTTTCTTTTTCATTTCTATACTTATATTATATCAAAAATTTCATAAAAAATAAAGGCGGAAGTCATGCTCCCGCCTTATCTATTACAAAGTCACTACTTTTGTCATATTACTATCTTTTATCATTATATTACCTTGTGCAATTCTAGATGCTACAGGTACATCAGAAGCTGAAATACAAATACTATTAGGGTATCCTATTAACAAGAATGAATCAACACCCTCAATATATGCGGCGCCCGCCACTAAATCAGGATGAAGTTTTACTCCTTTTCCAGCTCTTGCTTGAATAGTTAATTCAGTAGGTGTAATTTGCTTACCATATCCTTTTACACTAAATACTGCAAGATTACCTGGTTTAACAATGAGTCCTTGTAATACATAATCATCATCATTAAGTTTAATACCTTTAACACCTTGAGTTGCTCTTCCAGTTGCTGCAACTTCATTACTATTGAACTTAATACTATATCCACCTCTTGTTATAATTTGTACAATATCTCCTGTATTAACAAAATCTACACTTGCAAGAGTGTCTCCTTCTTTAAGAGATATTGCTGCAATTCCAGTTCCACGTTTAACTTTTGCATATTCATCAAAAATAGTTTTCTTAACTAAACCATTCTCAGTAAAGAACATTACATATTCAGAATTATTTTCATAACTCATTGTTGTTACTGCAATTACTTCTTCATTTGTGTCCATTTTAACAAGTTGTTTAATATTTGTTCCCTTGCTTGCATTTGTACCAATAGGAACATTATCTACAAGTAGCTTATACATCTTTCCAGAATTTGTGAAGATAAGTACATTATCAATAGTATTAGTCTTAACAACAGAAAGAAGTGCTTCATCAAGAGTCTTAGTTCCTTTTCCGTTGCGGCGTTGCGTCTTGAACGATGCCTTAGGGATACGTTTAATGAGACCGCTCTTTGTTACAACCACTACTACGTCCTCAGGAACGACTGCCGCCACTTCTTTTTCAGCTTTAGGCTCTTCAATATTAGTAATGATAGTTCTTCTTTCATCACCATATTTTTTAACAAGATTTTCTAATCTTTCAATTAAGACTTCTATTCTTGCTTTTTTATCTTCAATCCAAGAAGCATATTTATCAATATCACTCTTTAATGTATCTTTTTCATTATTAAGCTCTACTCCATCAAGCTTAGTAAGCGAGCTTAACCTCATAGCTAAGATAGCTTTAGCTTGCTCTTCAGTGAACTTCCATTGCGCCACGAGAGCAGCTGCCGCTGCCTTACTATCATTAGATTTCTTAATCATTTCAATAATTGCATCAATATCAGCTAATGCTTTAAGCAGACCTTCAACAATTTCTAATCTCTTTTCACATTTTACTTTTTCATATTCAGCTTCTCTCTTGATGCAATCACCGTTATGGTCTACATATATCTTAATACAATCTTTTAAATTTAATTCAAGAGGTGTTTTACCTACTAAGGCAACCTGATTATAAGAGAATGAACTTTGCAGATTAGTCTTTTGGAATAACTGTAATACAACAGACTCAGGATTAACTCCTTTATCACATTCAATTACAATTTTAATTCCTTTCTTATTACTTTCATCTCTTGCATCAACAATGCCTTTAATTTCTTCTTTTTCACATACTTCACTAATTTCAGTTAATAAACCTTCAACTGTAGTTCCATA